GTCTGCTATGACCTTGGCTTCATATTCTAAAGCAAACCACACACTGTCAAATTCAGCTATTATAGACATGCTGATATCATGACCCTTTATTGGTCTGTGTTGACTTAAGCGCTTTTGTGGGTTTCGGGTTAGGCCATAATAGACGGCCTCCTCTGTGGGGGCTTTACCGATTGTCATATCTACAAAGTTATAACTTGTCTTTTCTGCTTGTCTGGCTAATTTATAGATATAGAATTTATCCATATGTGTGACCCTCCAAACCACCATCAATTACACACTGGTGGCACCATATATCATCTATGATATAGTGCCACTCTGTGTCACCGTCCTCTTGAAAGGACTCTTTACAGCTAACGCAAGTTAGGCTGTTTTTTGCTATCTGGTATCGCTCTATGTCGATACTTTCTTGTTCTGGGCTGTATTCACTCATCACTTGTCAGTAGTGTGTAGTATATAAAGGTTTTAGGTCAATTTGTGCTTAGCTTTTTAATTTATAGCTCTTTTTAATTTCTGCTTATGGTTTAAAATTCTCAGCTTCTCAAATAGACCCCCCGTCTAAATATTCTCAGCACCATACCCAGCGTCTCTGACTACCCCCTTAAACAAATCGAGCCATATTTTGAACCTTCTTTATACAGCTATATTAAAGATAGTAGAGTATCACTATTAACAACAATAATAAGCTCTACTAAGCATCCTCAGTTCAGGACCGTGGGGGCCGAACTGAGACCCTTCGCGAAAGCTTTAAATAGTGAGGTGCTTTAGAAATATCAGCGAGAATATAACCATGTCGAAAAAGAACGCAAAAGCAAAGTCAACACTGTGCGATGGTGTAAACAACATGAGCACAGTAGAGCTTGATACAGAGGACGCCGATGGCTTTCACGGCCAGTCCTATAAGGATTTTCAGAAGGCCCTATCGGGGACCACTGATACGCTTACGGGGTCAAAGATAAGCAGCCCGAATTGTGAGTGCGAGCAGGTCACTACGTATGGAATGGTGTGTGTCAATTGTGGCAAGCCGTACCAGATAAAGACACGCTGGACCACAGATGAGGGAATCAATTATGACTAAGAAGGCTAAGTCGGGCTTATCCAAAATGGCCACGGAAAAGATAAAGGATAAGCACTTCTGGGAGCCCAGCCACATGCGCTTGTCTCCATCGAAGATAAATACGTATCTGAAATGTCCCCGCGAATTTTATTACAAGTACATAGCCAAGTTGCCCGAGAAGAAGACTATACATCTCTTCCGTGGAACGTTGGTACATAAGGTACTCGAAAGACTCTTCAAGCAGCAGTTCAGAACGCTGAGCCAATGGGAGAAAGGAGTGCCCAAGTTATGGGTACAGGGAGAGTTTGAGAAAGGTTGGGAAGAGAAGATAGCGAAGCATAAGTGGCTATGGGAAGTTCACACCAATGAAGAAATGGATGCCATGTACAAGGAGACAGAAGCTATTCTCCAGAATTTTGTTGACTCCGTCAATAAGAAATTAACTGAGATGGTACAGTGGAAGATATACAGGAACAAGCAACAGGCATGGAATGCTGTGGCACCCAAGTACGCTGAGAAATGGGTTAAGTCAGTAGAGTATGCAATCGTAGGAGTCATCGACGTAGTATGTAATGATTTCGACGGTGGTACTACATTGCTGGACTATAAGACCAGTAAGCGCTACGGACCATACCTCCCTGAGGAGTACTATCGACAATTAATCATTTACGCCTTTCTGTACACATTAGAGATGGGAGAGATGCCCAATTTCGTGGGCGTTAACTATCTTCGCTTCGACGATACCTTCTTCGTCAAGATAACGCAAAGTGAGCTTGATGAAGCTCGTGACTTAATTAAGATGGTACACGACTTCATAAAGGAGAAGGAAGAGTACGAGGACAGATATGAGCAAGTGCCCCAGAATCTATGTAAGTGGTGTTCGTTTAATAAGCAGCATAACGGTGGGCCGTGTGATGTAGTGATTCCTAAATGGGAACCTAAATACAAGAAGCGCCCCAAGGAAAATTATGCGGATATAGATTCGTCAACCAAATTAGACTTGGATGTGGCTAGTCAGTCCCAGTTTCCTGACTTTGATTAGGGTAATCTTTATATAGGCGCGCTGTGTAAAAAGATACATGGCGCGCGATGATTACGGGGCTATTAGCGTAATCTCTGATGATGAGAAAGCAGCATTGGGGATTGGTGGCTCTAAGAAACCCGAAGATGAAGGTCTTTTTGAAACAGTAGGTAAGGCAGCTGACAAGATAGGAGAGACCCCGATAGGACAGAAGATAGGTGCCATACTTGCGATAATGTTATTAGCACTCCTGAGTGGAGGAGCTAACTTGACAATACTGGATAGTTATTTTAATGGTGACGACGAAGGACCCGTTGGTGGGTGCTTACAAGTAGACGCTACTAATTATAATCCCAAAGCTACCTTTGATGATGGTAGTTGTAACTTTCTAGTCATCATTTATGGATGTACTAATCCCGAAGCTGAGAATTACGACTCACAAGCTACACACGACGATGGTAGATGTGTGGTTATAAACGACAACCCTAATGGCACCAACGGCAACGAAACCGCTGCTATTTATGGGTGTATGGATATAGAAGCTAATAACTATGACGATAAAGCTACGGAAGATGACGGCTCTTGTGATTATGATGATGAGTACGAAGAAGAACACGGGAACCATACTTCTGCACATTTCTACCCCGGTTGGTATAACGAAGAGACAGATAACATGTCTGTTTTCTGGGTAGACCCAGATGCTGAAGGTATATCGGTATTGACAGATATAGATACCGACTGCGACGACTATAGTACATCTGTATTACTTTATGTAGATGTATGGCATGAAGAGTCGGGAGATTATGCTTGGAGAGATATAACTATGACTGTTGATGGGATGGCTTGGGATGACCATTGGTTGAACTTTACCTTCGAGGAACTTAACGAGACAGAAGGAACTTGGTCCATGTGGGTAGCATTACTTAACTGGGACGAGGAAGCTGAGGATTACTATTTCCAGCAACAATTCGAGATACCCATGATAAGAGTGGAGGCACCTGAATAATGGAAGATGTTTTAGCCGCAATCGAAGATTATGGACTACCGTTAATACTCCTTCTTGGAGCAATTTATGCCTTATATCGCTTTATGGTTTTTTCACTATATGAAGTGAAGAACGAATTTGGAGCTCGGCATGAAAAAAATGCAGAGGATATGAATGTGGTAAAAATAGCTCTCGCAGAAATTAAGTTATTATTACAGGAGAAGAAATGAGTAATCATAAGAAAGACGCAGCATCCCCTGATGGGAACTTTGCTAACTTCATGATGATGTTAGTAGCAGCGCCAGTAGTAATGGCATGGGTAGGGCTGTCTATCTTTTTAGTGACGATGGCATTTAGACACCCAGAGATAGTAGAAGATATAGAATCTTATAAGTCAGTTCTTCTGATTATAGGTTCACCTGCATTAGTTATTATATATAAAGTATTAGAATTATGGACTGCTCAACAGAACAGTCAGATAGAACAGACAAGGAAAGGAACGTTTAGGAATGGAGATGAACACGAACACGAACAAGAGGAGGAAAAATAACCATGGTAGATAATATATTGAAAGGAGAGCATTTCCATGGGAATAATCCAGATATGAAGTTGAACTTCGAAAAACCTGATGATGCGGAGATAGCTGAAATGAGCTATAAGAAGCCTATAACATCTTTTAAAGATGTGCAGAAATCAGAGTCAGCCGAAGGAAAGCCAATTTATATGGATGGTTCCGATGTGATGCCAACTCCAAACGCCGATTATATAGCGGACAAAAACAATTATGCTAAAGGTGATGGCCGTAGAACAATGGGCCCACAATCAGGATAAATAATATGGCAATAAAAAAGAAGAAAACAGCAGCCAAGAAAAAACAGGCAGCAGCACGAAAGAAGGCTGGTGGCTCTAACGTAGGGAAATACAAGAAGGGAATAGCATTTGCTGGCCCTTCAGGAGGCGCGCCAGCTGGTAGCTTCCCTATCAATACACTAAAGAGAGCCAAGTCAGCTATTAAGTTAGCTCATAATGCTCCGCGTCCTGCTGGAATCAGGGCTGCTGTGTACAGAAAATATCCCTCTTTAAAACCAAAGAAGAAGGGTAAGAAATAATAGGAGACAAAAATGTCGAACAACACAACAAATGAAAACAACGAGACGGGCGGTAATGTAACCGAACTTCTCGAGAGTGTGGAAGAATCAGGACTCTTAGATAGTCTGATGGATGACCCAGTGCTTCTAGCACTAGCTGCTTTAGTATTAGGACTTGGTGCTTATATAGCATACACCGTACCAGCAGTTAAAGCGTTAGTCTTTAAATACTTAAAGAATAATGAAGCAGAACTGATGACTCTATTGGATAAGAATCTAACTGAGACCCAGATGAAAGCATACGAGAAGCTGGATGAAGCAGCTCAAAAGCACGTAAAGGACTCTTTAGTTCGAAATGTATTGCTAACCGCATGGGACGAGCATGACGACAAATTAGCCGCACTGGTTAAGAGTGAAGTCAAGTCAGCCCTTGCCGAAGGCAAAGCACTTTGAACGTAGAGAAATACGAGCAGCGATTACGTCAGAGAGTCGGAGAAGCAGAATATGGTCGTCATAAAGAGCTTGTCCGTCTTCTGGCGCGCAATCTTGCTCTTGAAGATATATTGTGGGAAGAAATTCTTATATGTATTCGGGATGTTAACGCGCGAACAGAGCTCTTGCGACAAAGAAATACAATCGTTAAAGACATACATACTGAGTTCCGAGCGTTGAATATCGAAGTTCCCACAGTAGCAGAGAAAAGCACAGAACTGTTTGAAACGTTTTTGGAGGATTTAACTGATGATGAAGGAAGAGAAGCACCTAAAGGGCCTTTTAACAGGTAAAGGCGGACTAGATTCAAGACACTTAGAGAATATATTCAAACAGTGTAGACAGAAAAAGAGCAAGATGCGTAAATTGGTACGCGCTTTCTGTTCTGCGTATCTTTTGGATGCAAATCAACGTCCTCTTAAATTGAGACCTTTACAGGAGTCAATTATACTCGAAGCCTTAATAGAAAGGAAAGACGGTAGGCAAACTAAGTTGGCTATATTAGCTCCACGAGGTAGTGGGAAATCTTACGCTCTTTCCGTAGCTGTAACTATCTATATGTTCTTTAATCGTTTCAGGGATTTAGTTTTTATCCTTGCTCCTACGGAGGACCAAGCAGCTCTTATATTTAATTACGTTTACAGGCATTTCGCTGATAATGCCTTTCTTAATGGACTGGTAGCTAATTATAGATTTCATAATAAGCCCAACATAACACTTAAAGGGGGCACTATAATGCGAAGGGCTCCATTGGCGCCTACTAATCAAGGACAGGCTATACGGGGACAACACCCTACATTCCTAGTAGTCGATGAGTCTCCTCTCATTGACGATAAACTATTTATTGACAATGTAGAACCAGCCATAGTTTCTAATAAGGCACCATTTATAAACTTAGGTACTCCCAAATCAAAAGACAATCATATGTATCGTTACTTGTATGATGACGCTTATGCCGATACTTTCCAAAGAATGCATTTTACATGGAGGGATGCTATAAAGCAGGGAGACGCTTATTCAGCTCCTTATGATGAACAAGAAATGCTGGAGAAGATGACTGAATGGGGAGAAGATTCTATTTATTGGAGGACTGAATACGAATGTGAGTTCGTAGAGTCGGTGTCGAATGTATTTACTCCAGAAAAAATAAAGAACTGTTACGATGACTACTTACTCAATACTCTTGACGGGGTTGTATCAGGGAGTAACATTACAGTTGGGGTTGATATCGGTAAATCCGTTAATTCTACGGTTATTAGTGCTTGGTCTCTTGAGAAGACCGACAAGGAGAACATTGCACGCCTAATTTACATTGAAGAAATCAATGCTAGGACTGGCGGCCATGATATACCCTACCAACGGCGACGTATTATGGATGTGGTTGAGAGATTAGGAGCTAGTAGGCTTATTGTCGACTGTACGGGTATCGGAGGAGCTGTAGAACACGACTTACGCTTAGCATCACTAGAAGTTGGGGTTCATTTTGTAGCTTTTGTCTTTACAGGTGGTCCCAAAGGAACTAAGACTCAGATGTATAGGGATTATCAATCCTTCATACAACAAGGAAGAGTAAGAGTGCCTAATCCCCAAGGCTTAGTAGGGGATGAGGCTAAGATGATGCATAAATGGACACGAGAACATATGGATTTAGAATATACTATGGATATAGCCAATAAGACAGAGAAGATATCAGCTCCTAGTGGAAGACATGACGATTATTGTGATAGTGCAGCTATGGCTTTACATGCTACACTTAGTATGCTACCTATGACTGGTAATTTCGGGAAAAGTATAATATCCACTCCCATTAACAAAACTTCGGGTATGGGTCGCCCTCAATATTCTGGACCGACTCCATTATTTGCTACTACACGCCGAAAAATGCCATTAAACAAGGAACCACTAAGGGGAATGTAACAAAAACTTTATATACTCATTATGATTAGTTATTTAAAGCCATGTCGTTCGTAGACAATATTAGACGCCGTTTTGCTGTCACTGGCAGCAATCCTCCGTACAAAGAAGACGACCCTCGCAGTTTCGGTGCGGGTGTGATAAAACGATTAAAAATCAATAAAGGATTTGGTGGATTTAATCAGATTAAGGACTATGAGCCCCACTTAGGGAAGAATAGAACTTATATGAATGTATATCTATCAGACCCTATTATACGCACTCTCATTGATTTACCGTGCCTATATGCTGTTAAAGATAATTTTGATATAGTAACAGATGAAGATGACGTACGCGAAGAAGTCGAAGAAATGTTTAGAGACATCAATATAGAGAATATTCTATATGGGTGGCTTAGGAATGCTCGTATTTTTGGAACAGGTTACCTTGAGTGGACCGGAGATAATCTGGTCTTAAGGTCAAGCCAAAATATGTTTGTAAAGAGAAATGAGCACGGTCAGATAGAATACTACTATCAGAAAGTAGGAGACGATAAAGAGAATGTGCGTTTTGAAGAAGATGAGATAATAGAACTTAAGAATAATACCTTCGATGATTACGCATATGGACTTTCCGACATTCATCCTATTTTATATCTCGTTGATTTAAAGGATTACGCTGAGAGGGATATAGGGGCAGCATTAAACAAATATGCGTCCAGTCGCTTCGATGTAAGTGCTGGATTACCCGATATGCCATATGGCCCTGATAAGATAAACGAAATAGTAGATGCATTTAATTCACTGGCTCCCGGTGAAGATATTATCCATGGTAACGATATAATAATTAAAGAATTACAGGGCACACAACGAGCTTTTGAGTATGGGAAGTATACCGATGATATACTTGCCAAGATTCATATGGCTCTTAAAGTACCCATGACAATGTGGTCGGACCCCGAAAAGGCGCGACCCATTTTTGAACCCTATGTGCGCTATCTACAATCATTAGTAGAAGGAGCACTCAATGCACAGCTGATGCCTCAATTGGAGAAGGGCGAAGCTAAGTTTAAGTTTAGGCAAATTAATGTTGAAGACGCATTCACTAAAGCTAAGACGGATATGATATATCTGTCCGAAGGAGTATTATCGCCCGGTGAAGTCAGAGAGGAGCGTGGTCTTGACCCTGAAGGAGTTACAGAACTAATGATGGAAACTTCGGAAGATGTAAAGGCTAGCCCACTCGAAGGTGGACCGGGAAGCAAGAATGCCAACATTTCTGGCGGTAAGAAGACAGATAAGAAAGAGGAATCTGCCAGAGCACAGAACAGGGGCAATAAGCCCTCCGCAAACGCAACAGGTGATAGAACATGACGTATCAGAAATGTATGACATCAGTTAAAGCTACACTTAAGAAGAGGGGTTTTGATAACTCCGAGGAGATTGCAGCTGGCATGTGTAACATGTGGGCGCAAGAGAATGGCGTAGAGCGGGAATTTGCAGAGGGCAAAACCATTGAGCCGGTTCAAAGGTCATTCGCACTTTCTTTAGGTGAAAGTGATGACATGATA